ATGCTGAAAGATCATATTAGCGAGCTAGAAGAGAAGCGAAGAAATAATAGCTAATGGCTAGGAAACCAAGACAGAGCAAACCAAAATCTAAGAAGTTTGATCCTAATGAGGGTCTCTATAGATTCATAGACGTTGCACCGGCCACAAAAAAGAGTGGCAGGGAGATGGCTCGTGAGAAAAGTGATGGTGCTACTGGTGGTCTGTCAAAAGCTCTAGACGCGTCAATAAAACGTATTTCAGCAACCAATAAGTCTACTGTAGAACAAGCTTCTAATAACAAAAAGATTGAAGAAAATTATCAGAACATACAAAGACAAGCTGTATCGATAAGTCTTCTAGATAAGAAAATAGATAAAGTACAGGAAGAGATCAATAGAAGTTTAGGATTACTTGGTGCGCTTACTGAAGAATTTCAAAGATATAAAAAACAAACTGATGAAAAAGTTAAAAAATTAGAAAAAATTAGTGATAACCAAAATAGTGGCGGTGGTTTACTTGATTTGTTAGGAAGCGCCGCTGATTTGTTTGATAGGAATCGCAAATCTAAATCTAGTGATAAGCCTCGCGCCGGCTCAGTGCCTAAGACTCCCACGGCAGCTACACCAGCATCTAAACCGGGACTCTTTGCAAGAGCGGGTAGTGCAATCGCATCAGGTATATCTTCAGTTGGTTCAGCTGCCAGCAGCCTGGCCACTAAAGCTTTAGATTTAGTAGATCCAAGAATATCAAAAGCAATAAGTAATCTGGGAAATAAGACTCTTAGTTCCGGTATGTTTTCTAAGTTTATGGCTTTTGTCGAGAAAAAAGCAGGCGCCGCAATAGTAAAGAGTATAATGGCAAAGGTAGGAGTAATTGCAGTAGGCGCAGCAATACCGGCAGCGGGATGGATAGTTTCGCTTGTAAGTGCTGGACTATTGATAGCGGATATTATAACTATAGCTGATCTACTTTTAGATTTTTTAACTAGCCCAGACTCAGAGGATGAAAATAAAGCCGCTTCATCTGGTAAAGGTCCTCAAGAGTCTGATGCAATTAAAATAGCTAGAGGTGAAGTTACAAAGCCAGTTGGTCCAGTTGGTCCAGTTGCTCCAGTTGGTCCAGTTGGTCCAGTCGGTCCAGTGGGTCCAGTTGCTCCAGCAGCCGTACCATCTGAACCACCCCCGCCTCCAGGTGGTATGGGTGGAGGAGGAGGAGGTCCAAGCTCAGGCGTGGCGGGAAATATGGATATGTTGAATGAAGCCATGGATGAAATGAATTTTATGGGTGATAGTCAACGTGCAGGATTAGCCGCGATTACAATGGGCGAAAGTGGATTTCAAGCGATCGCTGAAAACATGGGATATTCTGCAGATAGAGCTAGACAAATATTTAAGTTTGAACCTCCAGGCGGATGGGAAAGTATTGTTGCTCAAGGAGTACAAGCTATAGCTGAAGCTGTATATGGTCCAGGATCAAAAAATCCTGCTGCACGCAATTTAGGAAATGATCAACCTGGTGATGGATGGAAATATCGTGGTAGAGGTTTTATTCAAATTACAGGAAAAGCCGTATACGCAGACACAGGCAAAGCTATTGGAACTGATTTAGTATCTAATCCAGATCTCTTATTAGATCCTAAAATTGCGGCAAAAGCAGCTGTTGCATATATGCAGCGAAGACGTAGTCCAGTAGATTTTGAAGCTCAATTACATGCTGTGGCCGGAAGTCGAGAAGGATGGCCTAGAAAGCGTGAGAGTTATAAGAAGTTTATGCAAGAAGGAACATTTAAAGCTGGTTCTTCTAGAAAGCCTGCCGGTACTGCTGCTGCGCCTGCACCTGCGTCTGGCGCAACGGATGAATTCGGTAGACAACCCAGTATGCCTGATGCCGTGCCGGTCGAAAAGGGTGCTGAGCCTGGACGCAACTTCGCAGCTCCTAACCCAAGCGCAGGCGAGGCTAAAGACGTAAGTCGTGGTGCGCCAGCTAGTAATAATACCACGCTGCCAGCCAATGTCAGGCTTGGATCTGGTGTAAATATATCTTCTGTTGATAAAGATCTTCTATCAAAATTCTATGCTGCAGCTGAAGAATATGGTAAGCCAGTAACAATAACATCGGCATTTAGAGACGATAAAAAGCAAGCCGAGTTGTGGGTAAGAGGAAATATATTAGGAGAGTCCAGCATATATATGCCAGCTAAGCCTAGAACACCACAAAAAATAACATATAATGGAAGAGAGTATAATGTTCCGGGTGGTGGACAAGGAAGTTCTCATGCTGATGGACAGGCAATTGATGTTCCGCAGGCACCACAGATGTCAGGAATATTACGGAGATATGGACTGGCTATCCCATTTGGAGGCAGTGATCCTGTACACATTCAAAAAATAGGATATACGCGGGAAGGTGGCGGTTCAGCTGGTCGACCAGCTGGTGCGACGGGAACAGCTGGTCGACCAGCTGGTGCGATGGGAACAGCTGGTGCGATGGGACAAGCACCTCGCGGTAGGCTGATGGAACCTGCTTTTAATCCAATGCAGGCTACAATGAGAGGTGTGTCAGCGACAATGTCACCTGGTCGCGGCTCTAATATCCCAACCATGATGGGAGCTGCTGCTACTATGCCAGGCATTGGCCCTATAGCCGGAATACTCAGCGCTCTGGCGATGGGCGGCACTAGAACGATGGTACCACAGATCGGCGCCGGAATAATTGGTCTGGTTGGAAGTCTATTCAATTCTCTGAATACTCAGAATCGTGGCAACAACCCTCAGTTCAATCGTGATAACTATATGGATAATCAAGTGCCAGCAGCCATGCCTCCCGCAAATATAATGCAAGAAATCTTTGGCATGCAAATAGGTTCTGTCTATAGGCCATAAAAAAAGGGAGACCGAAGTCTCCCTTTTCTCTTAGTCGCTTGCTAGTTTCTTAAAAAACTCAAGATCGTCATCATCGGTCTCACTCATTGCGGGAGCCGGCGCCGGCTTTGACTTGAAGGTTGGCGCGGGAGAGGTGTCCTCCTGCTCCATCGCGCTGCGAGACATTCCTTCCATCGGAGCTGCCAGTACGCGATTCAGCTTCTCCTTCAGCTCGTCATAGCTCTTGAAGTTCTCGAGCTTCAGGAACTCCTGCAGAGAGTGTTCTTTGTTGTAGATACCCTCCATGACCGAGTCGCTCTTATTAAGCGGGCCAGGAGCCATGAACGAAGACTTATCGTAGTTACGATATCCTTCAACGTTGCGAATCTTCAGCGCGAAGTTTGCGCCTTCCCAGAGATCGAACGGGTTCATGGGCGTTTCGTCCGGGAACTGAGGGTTCATCACCTCATTGAGCTTATCGAAGATCTTCTTGCCATACTTGTACAGAAAGACCTTACCATCGTTCTCAGACTTACCCTTGTCTTCAACCACATAGATGTTCGAGATGAAGTGAAGACGACGCTTCTGCTTGCGAGCGATATCCTTATCGGCCTCAATGCCGGAGTTCCAGAGAGCGGAGTTGAGCTCACCGACTGGATCCTTCTTGCCGATCGTGGTGAGAGAGTTCTCGATGTACCAAGACCCACCGGGGCCCTGAAATCCATGATCGAAGATGCGAACGAATGGAACATCCTCGCCTATAGGCGCTGGAAGAAAGCGAATGACGGCGTAGCCGTTTCCAGCCTTGTCGACAGTCGGCGCCCAAAAACGCTCGTCTGACTTACGCTCTGATTTTGAGTTTAGTTTCTCCAGCTCCGCTGTGAGACCGGCGAGGGACTTCTGCCCGCGCATTTCCTTGAGTTTTGCGAAATCTACCATTGTATTCTCCGTATTAATAGTGTTGCGATGTATTGATCGTATTATGGGAAACCTGTCCCATTGTATTTATACGTCAATTCTGACTAAATGCATCCAGCATAATTTTTTTATACTTGGACGCATTAATGTTCAAAAACGGTACGTACTTCTTGATTTTTCTAGAGATCTCATCCCAGATCGGGTCATCTGACATGACTTTATCCCAGTACCTAAGGCAGCCGGTTGTTATAGATGCCACTATGCACAGAGTCTCTAGAGATATCTCGCCGCCCAGGTATTTAACCACTATTGAAGGGTGAGAGTTCGACTCGACAACTATATTCTTGTCAAAGTCTTTGTTCAGCTTCTTTATGTCTTCTTTAAAAATATATGTAAGCGATTGTTTTCTCTTAAGCCAGCTAGAGTACTTGTTCTCAGCATCTGAACTATACGCCATGCTGCGAATCCAGACCTTGGGATTGTCTAGAATATTCACCATCATGAAGTTTAACGGATCGGCATGTTTCGCTATCTTAGCAAAGAATATTTTATCGTTTCTCTTCTCAAATGATTCTGGCTTCAGCTTGATCGCACCATTGTAGTGAAAGTAGTTATAGTCGGATGTAAAGTGAAGCTTGAGAGCTGAGTACGTTTTATAGCATTCAAACGGTGTCATATTCTCTTGTCAATAGTGCTCTTGAAGAATTCCTTAAGCTCTCGTTCAAACAGCTCCGGAGAGAGCGTTATCCTAGAGTAATATAGACTTTCAACATAATTATATAAAAGCTTGGCATCACGTTGATTATCTTCTATAACGGCGATATTATCAAACAGACGACCGATCTTTTTCTCGAGATCATAGTTCTTATTCTCTAGGTTTGAGATCTTACGACAGATCTTTTTCTCGGAATCATAGTTCTTATCCTCTAGGTTTGAGATCTTACCCTTCAGCTGCTCGATCTCATTATCAAGACTCTGAGTGCTCATAATTTACCCTCCTCCACCATGTGATTGATGAACCTTATGTATAGACCAAGCTCTCGGCCAGCAGCCTCGATCTCCCACGGATGATCCCAGTAGTCTATCTCGTTCATGTCGTAGTGATCACCATCAAACTTAACGAGGTGCACCATGGACTCTCTCTTATAAGAAATATACTTGCCTGAGACATACTGTGCGGCGTGAACCATTTCGTGTGCCAGAGTGGTGAGAATTCTTCTCTCACCCATGTCCCTGTTGATAACAATATCGTAGCGATAGTTGCACTTCTTCGGGTTCTTATAGACACACTCGCCGAGCATGTCTATGTCCATTGTTTTGAAGTGAACAGTGAGCTTTAATTTTCTTAAGATCTTTGGATCGAAAAGTCTTCGGCCGTACCATCTGGCAGCAGCCTCTATCAGACGTCGGGGTACTCTCTTGGCAGTCCTACCTCTGATAGTAAGCTTCATCAGTACTCCGAAAATTTTTCGGAATATTTATACTGGAAGCTTGGAACCCTTCTTTCTCTTGAGAAAGTTAAGGTCTTCGGCCTCCTGCTTAAGCCTAGATTTAAGGACCCTATTCTTCTTCACTATATGAGAGATCGACTCTACGTCCAAACCTCTAGCTTCACACCAGTATACTATAGCCTCCATATATGAGAGTGATAGCGTCTCATGAAGGATCTCTACATCAGATATAAACTCATTGGTATTGATCACTGTATTCTCTTACCGGCCCGATGAAATGCAGTCCAGACGTGACTATAAGTCATGCATCTGCGTTCAGGCGCTTCATTCTTCGACATGAACTTCTCTCCAACGATTGGCTATAATGACGTGGCACTTCTCGTATGACTTGTTCGAACCAAGATGCTTAAGCACGTAATCTACGACCGATTCTCGATCGCATACGCTATGCCAATGCTTGAATACAAAGGTTCGAACCGAGAGATTCATCGATTCACTTTCGATAGCGAAGTCCTTACGGCTCTGCCCTTTATTTCGAATGGCAGCAAGAACTGAGTTGATCAGATATACATGAGCCTGAACGCTATGGTTTACGTCGTCCCTGTACTTGATCATCGATTCACGGTCTTCATCCAGAAGAAGAGGGAGGAGGTCGTCCACCTTATCCTCGAGAATCAGCCTTACCACGTTGCGCTCAGACTCCAGCTCAGACTTGGCTCGATGAAGAGCGATATACGTATCGGTCTTCACCTTGACCATGTGGCCGTTGTCAAAGCGAATCACCACGCCCTCGATATCCTCACGCCCGCGAAGCTCTCGAGTGAAGACATCTAGATCAGAGATCGGCTCCATGGTAGAGACAACTGGTATACCCATGTCTGTCGCTAGCCGATTGAAGTCGCAGTACTCGCCGGTCTCATTGTCACGAGTCGCGATTAAAACTAAGCTATCGTCGGGATAGTCAATTACGATTCGCTGCTTCCGCGAGCACCACTCAAAAATCGGAGTGCAGTCCATCTCGATTAAAGTAAGAGCAAAGCGAGAGTACTGAGCGCTTGAGTTCTTGACAAACTCCTCGACCTGGCCAGATATCTCGGTCAAACCCATCTTGGTGCCCCACCGAAGCTGATCACCAACCATGAATGGAGTTATCATTGAGCCGTCGAGCTTCTCCAATACCACGTGGTGTCTAGAGACGTCGATCTGAGCCACGTCCTCACGCTCTCCAAGATTAAAGAACTTGTGAAGACGACGAGCGAGGAGTCGACCATTAGAATCAAAGACGAGACCACGAAGCTCACGCATTACCGCGGTACGACGATCCACGACTGGAGGATGAGTATCTGACCCAGCAACTAGATAGTTCGCCACGACGTAGCCGTCGCGCTCACCCAAATAGAAATTTGAGTTGTCTCGGATGATGTCTTTCACTTCGTCTAGAGTCAGATTACTTGGAAACTCGTAGTGTATAGTCATATTTAGATTATACCATTAAGAACTATCAGTGTAAACTACTATTTTACTACCTTGAGAAGAATAGTATCTTGAGTAATCCTACCATTTACGAGACCAGGCTTGGTCTTGATCTCATCCATAAGGTTCTTGAGAGTTACCTTGCCGCCACTCAGTACCTTGGGCAAAAAATCCTCTGGCTTCCTCAGACGCTTAGCTGCCGAGGTGTTCTCACTAAATCCCGTGATACGAACCGTCTTTACGCCAAGACCTCCCTGATCCTGAGCCCTATAGACTGTAAGCAGACGAGTCTTGGTATTGAAGGTCCAGAGCTCCTGAGCCGCCAGAATGCTCTGCGGCTCCACTGACACCAGCTTATATTTCTGATCGTTCTTCTTGAACTTAAGATGCTTAATGACTTTCTCGATTGAGACAGTCTTAGGCTTACGGTTAGCCTTACGCACCAGAACAGCATTTGATGCAAACTTATCAGCCTCATCCACGATTCGCCTATAGAAGTCCAGCTCCTTCTGCAGTTGACGCTTGGTATAGTTTCTATATGCATGCTTTAGATCAGCGTCATCAGTGGTCTGAACCTCTTCAAACTCCGCCACAAGCCTTTCATAGTAGCTAGAGATGTAAGACGAGTATATCGGTGGAATAGTATTCTTCTGCATGAATTCATAGAGAGAGAACTCAATGCCCTTATCAATCATGCTCTCGATTTGGCCAATGATATCTCGAGCTCGCGCTCGAACCGCGGCCTGCGCGTCCACCGAACTACGCTGCAGCTTTTCAGCCTTCTCCTCAGTGACCGTCTCTTCAGTGTGGTCGATAGCGCGCGTGACTCGATCTATAAGAAACTCTTTGGAGCGATCAGTAATCTTACCACCACGCAACATGATGCGACAGAGCCAGCCTGCCGTGGTGGGAATCTGACCATCTGAAACGCTCTT